CAACAAGGCCAGCAGGGTCAGCAAGGCCAGCAAGGCCAGCAGGGTCAACAAGGCCAGCAGGGTCAACAAGGCCAGCAGGGTCAGCAAGGCCAGCAAGGACAGCAAGGCCAGCAAGGACAGCAGGGTCAGCAAGGACAGCAGGGTCAGCAAGGACAGCAGGGTCAGCAAGGACAGCAAGGACAGCAGGGTCAGCAGGGTCAGCAAGGACAGCAAGGACAGCAGGGTCAGCAGGGTCAACAAGGTGGCGGAGGCCAAGCCAACAACATGCAACAAATGGCACAGAACATGGCGTTCGGTGCCGACGCTCAAGCAATTCAAGCCGGAAAAGGCGGCGAAAAGCAAACATGGATGAAAGACCGTTCTATGGGCGGAAAAATTGCCGATGTTTTGTCAATGGGATTGACAAGCGGTATGGGGACAACAGGAATCATGGCTCGCAACCAAGCCAACAAAAAGAACGAGGCGCAAACACAACGCTACAATCAAGCACAGAATAACATGCAACAACGCTTCATGGGCAACACAGTGGCGAACCCAATGTTCGGCAAAGCCCAACAATCCGCAAATCGCATTCACAGTTCAATTGAACACATTATGCTACGCAAACAAATGAGAAGGTGATTTCAAATGGACAGATACGACGACATGCTACTCAAAGCCCGTGCTGAAATGCTGGGCAAAGAACCACTACGCAAAGAACCACCGCATGATGCACTTTTCTCGCATGTGTGGGAAAGTGTCGTAAAGGCTCCAATGCAAATGAGTCCCGAACAATATGAACGGTTTCAAGCCAACCAACAGGCATCACAACAGCGACGCGATCAAGAACGCCAACAACAAACGCAACAACGCACACAATCTTCACCTCAACCTATTGACCCATTCGGACAAATGAACGATGGTGCTTCTTTAGACCAACCTGCCCCGCCGACTGGCATGGGGGCTAATTTCCGTCAAGGACAAAGCGAAACCCGTGATCCAAACAAGACGGGAATGTTTGGCCGAGCCAAGCAAGGTATTGGCAACTTGATGAATCGCTTTAGACGCCAGCCGTCGCAACAAACCGAAAGCACTCCACCTTCACTTCAAGAGGAAGAGGAACCACAGGGCGAAACCCGTGCGTTTAGGGACATGCCAAGAGCCGAATATCCTCCTTCGTTTAGAATGGCTACTGCCGATCAAAGAGGCGAAGACGGTTTCCCAACAAGACAGTCTGTCGTTAGAAACGCAAGAGCCGGTTCTAATGATTTAGCCGAATGGGACAGAATGAATGCCCTTCGGGAACAGCGAGAAGCCGAAACCCAACAAACTCAACAAGCCGAGCAAGGCAACGACCTCCGAGCCGCTACAAGGGCGAAAATGACTGAAACACCAATGCCGTCCCCTATGCAAGAAGCACAGGACATGACCCCTCCGACCGCCGTTGAGGCTGGCATGGAGGCCATGCGTGAGCCAGTGGACGACAACTTCTATGACCGCTTTGCTGGTGTGGAGGAACAGCCGATGAGGCAACCCCGACCCGAAGCCCCAGCACCAGTGGAGGAACAGCGAGAGTTCGTTGATCCGTTCGGTCAAATGAACGGATTAGAAGAACGAGAAGAACTGCCTCCCGACTTCAATACTGAAATTGAACCTCAATATAGTCCGGCTGAACACGGTGATGTTATGCAACCGATGGAGGAATATGCCGAAGAAAACCCAAATTGGTGGGACGGCATTGAAGGTGCTGATGTGATGGAAGAAACCCCCGAAGCCGACTTTGAACAAATCAACGAGCAAGAGGAACGCCTCACCAATCCACTGCCTACTGGTGGCAAAGGTGTGAAAGGACTTCTCCCCGACCGTTCACCACGACCTGTGGGCGAAGATAGGATGTTGCCCGAATCAACCGGAGAAAACAAACCCGGTGAAATGGTCGGCCCTCCGTCCAAAGCACGCACAGGATTTCAAAATGAAATCAACGAGCGAAGCGAAGCCGACAAGGCCAAGCAAGATCCAAGAGCAAGAAGCGGAAAAGATAACCGCTTAATGGAAAGAAAGCGCAGGGAAAAAATGCGAAACGAAAAATACAATGTCATGCCGGAGGAACAGCAAGAAAAAGCACCTCCAAAGAAGGCCGCTAAGAAAAGCCCAGCCGCAAAAGCAGTGAAGACCACAGCCTCCAAACGAAAGGCGAAGGCGAAGAAACCACTTGAAGGCACCGAAGAAATGCGAGAAGAAGCACCTCCAAAGAAGGGTGCAAGCAAGGTGAAAGAAACAACCTCCAAAGCCAAGCCAAAGAAAGGTGCGGCGAAGGTGGAGGCAACAACCTCTAAAAAAGCACCTAAAATGGAAATCGGTGAAGGGGCTGAAAGGATTGAAGCCAAGCCAAAGAAGGGTGCGGCGAATGTAAAGGCAAAAACCTCCAAAGCCAAGCCAAAGAAAGGCTCGGCTCTCGCAAGCGTGAATACTGTCGCCGAAAAGCGAAAGGCAGGGAAAGACCCCAGCAAACCGTTCGCCAACAAAGCAAAGCCAGCACGCAAGCGCACCAAGAATCCAAAGAAAACCGCTGTTAAAGGACTGGGTGATGCGGCACTTCGTTCAAGAGAACGACAGGCCGCAAAAAAAAACGAGCCAAGTGAAGAAAGCGCACCCGAAAAAGAATACGGTTTGAGTATTAGCGGCAGTGCATCGTCCGACGAGATTAGCGAGATTATGGAAGCCGCAAGAAACGGCAACAAATCAGCACAGTCGGCAATTTACAACAATGCCGGAACTTTAGAGGACGCACACGGCATAAGTGCTGAAGATATACAAGAAGCAAGTGGCCGGTGAACGCCATGAGTGCCCCCGTTGCAGATCTCGCCCGTCAAGTGGATTGGGAGATGGGACGCAGGGATTTCAAGTATTTTTTTGAAGACATTTGCGGAAAAGAAGAAAATTACATGGTCGCCGACTTTCACCAAGAATGGTTTGAAATGAGCGAGAACCATAACAAAACATGTGTTATTGCTTCTCGTGATCATGGAAAGTCCGTGTTTTATCGTGTCTATTTGTTATGGAAAATGGCTTACAATCCCGGCACAGAAGTGTTATTCTTTTCACACAGCCAACACCAGTCTATTGAACACATGGCGAAAATGAACGAATTGATTGAATCAATACCCACACTTCAACATTTGAAGCCAAAGCGTGGGTGGGCTAAACAGAAGTTCAAGTTCACTAACAAGTCCTCAATATCGGCTATGTCAGTCGGCAAAGCAGTTCGTGGTGCCCACCCCGACATTGTAGTGCTGGACGACATATTGTCCAGTGAAGCCGCAACCCAATTGACGCATATTGCTTCATGGTTTTACACAGCCCTCCTGCCTGTTCTCCACCACACTGCACAGTTATGTATCGTCGGAACTCCGTTTTCATACACCGATTTATACCAAGAACTCAAGGGTTTGAAAGGCTACAAAGTGGGAGAATACCCAGCAATAAGCGAAGAAACTGGACATCCTCTATGGCCGGAACGCTGGTCGCTTGAAGCACTACAACAACGGCGTGGCGAAATGACTTCAATTGCTTTCACCCGTGAATACCTGTGCAAACCTATTGCCAGTGAATCAAGCCTATTCCCAGTGGACATGACTGATCCGTGTAAAGACGAAGACCATGCCTTTGTCTTTGACCCGTATGCGGGCGACTTTGATGAGAATGTCAATTATTACATCGGCTGGGATCCTGCTATCAGCCCCGACCGAAAAGCCGACTATACTTGCATGTGCGTTTTGGCTATGGACGAAAACCGACATAAGCGTGTTGTTTGGATGCACCGTGAAAAGGGAATGGACTTTAATTCTCAAATTGACAAAATTATTGAATTGAATGCCCGATTCAATCCAGTCATTGTTGAACTGGAAACAAACAATTTCGCTCAAGCGTTCCACCAAGTGCTAAAAGAAATTAGCGACTTGCCTATCAAACCATTTACCATGAGCCGCATGAGAAAAGAAGCGATTATGCACTCACTTCAATTGCACTTTGAACAGCGTCATTTGATTTTGCCTTACAAAGACGAAGGCAGGACAAGGCGCATGATGGACACCCTACTCAATGAACTTTCAATGTTCACTATGTTGCCTAATGGAAAAATGGAATCGCTGGGCAAGCATGACGATACAGTTATTGCCCTTGCTCTTGCAGTTCAAGCGACAAAGGAATATAGGGACAACATTGTCGTCCTTGATGGGGCGGCGTGGACGCAACGGCTTGGGTGGAGTGAAATATGACACGAATTATGTGGGATTATGAGGTTCGCTCAATTGATGAGGCGATAGTAAAAGCAGTTCCTTTGCTTGGTTTAGCGGCACGGGCGGCAGTGCCAGCGGCTAAGAAATTAGCACCTATCGCCGCAAAGAAAATCGGTCAAGAGGCGGCTCCGAAACTTTTGGATGCGGCGAAAGGCAAAATCACCGGGCTTCTCGATCAGAAAAGACAGCAGGAACAGCAATTGGCTGAAACTGAACAGCAAATTGAAACGAGTGAACAAGAGCAACAATTGGCACAGCCCGAACAGCAACAACAACAAACCCCGCCCCCAACAGGACAACCCATGCCACCTCAAGCAACCGCAGGTTCCGAGATAACAGGCATGAAAGGCGGCGACCAGCCAAGCAACCCAACCGAGCAACCCGGCACTACGGCGACGCCTGTTGTTGGTGTCAGCAAATCATTTTTCAAAGACGAAATAGGAATGAGTGGTTCAGATCTGATTGAATTATTTCAAAAAGCGGGTGAAACCGAAGCGATACCTGCGGTCGTTGAACTATTGCGCCAAGAGCAACATGCTGTCCTAAAAGCGTTTGATTGGTGGGACGAAAACGATTGGGGGCTGTTAGAATTGCACGACAACGATTTCAACCTTCTCACACTTTATCCCGAACGGCTGGAATACCAATTAAGGAAAACAGTGGCCGGTGTGAAAAAGGCCGAAAGTCAAGACGAACGCCAAACGATTTGGAAAGCGTGGCACGATAGGTTGAATGCTGAACAACGATTGAGTCGCAGGGAAAGGAGTGTTCTCAAAGAGTGCCTTAACACACTACAAAAGCACGGCGACATGAACGCCGCCACAATCACCAGTTATGGAGTGGATGCAACCACCGCCGAAGTCGCTGGACTCATCAAAACCTACGGGCACTTATTTGACATGAAGGTGGTCGGAAAGGGCACTAAATATGACGACAGGACACTGCACTACGGGGCAAACAAACCCCCTGTCTTTTTGAAACGCATTGATTCTTTCATCGGCAATCTATGGGAGGTTGGTGGTGAAATGTCCATCACTAAAGCGGGCGTCCCCCGCCTTGCCCTGCCGTTTAGCACAAAGCGTGCCGATGATTACACCAATGTTTTGAAGAGGGAATTGGGTGTGGAGAGCATTATGTGGGAGGGTCGCCAGTTCTTAATTGAAGGAGATCGGGCTGTTTATGAGGCGGCTAAAGTCGCACTGCCGTATTTGGAAAAGCAATTCCCGTATGCGGCCATTTTGCTTTCAGCACTTGAAGGGGATGAAAACGCAGGGCGCATTATTGCTTTCAATCAAGCAAAGGCCGAAGATCAAGTGTCAATGCTCAAAAAATGGAATACATCAACCGAAGGCTTAGAAGAATGGAAAGAGGTGATTGTCAATGGTCGCCGATAAGAAGCGCATTGATCGTTTGTTTGCCGCACTCGGTGTGGATATGGAACGCCATTCAACACCTACACCCGAAATGCCATTGTTTCAAAGCGGTGTTCAAGAACCAGCACTTTTGCAGGGAATTACCATTCCAGCCCTCTATGCGGCTTCTTTTGAGTGTCTTGTTTTGCGCTCTATCCTCAATCACCTTGCTACCGAAACATTCCGAAAGGGGTGGGTGTGGAAACCAAAGTTCGTTTCAAAATGCCGAGAGTGCGAAGAGGAATACCAAAAAGAAGTGGAGTCATGTTTGAAGTGCGGAAGCGAAGTCCGACCTGCCGATAAAGGGCAATTGGAATATGCTGACGCTTTGTTGAAATCCGAAAACCGAATGGCTCAATCGTTCCTTGAAGTTCTCCGTGAAATAGAAATGGATTTGAATATCGTTGACGATGCTTACATCATACTGACAAAAGAATACTTTGTAGATCCAACAACTGGCAAGCCGCAATTTTATCGCATCAAAGAAATAACCCGTGCTGACCCCATATTCATGCGTATTGTTGCCGACAAGCGTGGTGTGCGTGGAGGAAAGCAATACACCAGCCTCCTTGACCGTTCATTCCGAACAGGCAACAAAGACGAAAAGTGCCCCAAGACTGGTTTGCCAGTCGTGCCTGTTCATTACATCAACCTTGCAGGTGTGGGTGCAGGTCAAGTCTATACCGAGGGCGAAGTCCTCCACATCAGCAAATGGTCGCCGTCTAAACTCTATGGTCGTTCTCCTGTCGCCACACTATGGCGTCAAGTCAACACACTCATTTCAATGGACAACTATGTGTATTCCGCTTATCAAAAGCGAAGAATGCCAAGAGGTGTTATGGTGATTAAATCGTCCAACCTTGAAACGGTGGAGCGAACAGCACGAAACATACAGGAACACCTTGAGCGTGACCCGAACTACATTCCCACTGTTGGTGTTGAAACGGAGAGTGGTCGTGGTGGTCTTGAGTATGTCCGTATGATGGACACCCTTGAAGAACTCCAATATATACCCATCAAAGACGATATACGACAGCGTATTTCATCATTCTTTGGCGTATCAAATGTCTTTATGAACGATGTTTCGGGTGGCGGATTGAACAACGAAGGAATGCAAATTGTTGTCACTAACCGTGCCCTTGCGGCCAGTCAAAACCTTTACAACAACCGTCTATTCCCTCTTTTACTTTCGGCTCTCCAAATTGATGAATGGGAGATGTCCTTACACCCACACGAAGAGGAAGATGAAATCATGGTTATGCGCCGTGACGAAATGGCTATTCGCAACATGCTTCAAATGAAACAAGCAGGTTATGATGCTAAACTCCGTGATGATCAAGGCGTCCTACAATTCTCCTACAAAGAAGCACCACCTCCACCGCCACCTCCACCGGGCGCAACTAACGCCGCACCAGCACCACCGGGAGGCGGAGGGCCAGTTCAAACGAGCAATTGGCGAATGCCGCCAACAATGGACGAGATTTTGAAGCGAACCGAAGCGGATCCTATTCACGGCCAAGAAGTGGTGCCCGAAGCCATGCGAACTACACACGGCACAGATTTGAAGCCTCTTCGTCGTGTTGGCTTATCCCAATTAGGACTCAATAGTCGGCGCACATCCGGCAAGGGCAAAAGCCCAACCAATGTGAAGCGGTTTGAAGGTGCCCATCACATGTCTTCAACCGAACGAGATAGCAGGGACACAGCCCCTCAAGGAATCAAGAATGCGGAGGAACGCATGAAGAACTTAGATAGGCGGTTAGGGCTGTGATTCTCCATAACCTTCATTTAATGGGATAGCATGGGATGGTTTGGTTAAGATGAACGAAGGCTTTCTTGATTTTGGAATAATCGCAAAAATGGATCCGATGGCACGCCGAGCAACGGCAAGTATGGAGGCCATGCAAAACGCAATCGCACACAACAATATGGACGATGTGGCAAAGCATATTGAAGAAGCAAAAAACGCTCTTTCAGTCCTTGAGCGCGATCTTAACCTTGCTAAGTCATTGAAGGCAACAGCCGCAATCACCAAGAGCGAAACTGAAATTATTCAAGGAACAGGACAAACTCTTGGGAATGTTTCACGCCACCATAACACCGTAAGCGACTATGACGGAACCGAAGGAGCGACAGTTCTTGGTGTTTCACGCTATGGGCGTTCTGCAAACATTTGGCGACCACAGCAGGAGTGATTACAATGTATCGTGGTTCGCCTTCTATTGCTGACCGAATGCGAGTCTTGGACTTCGCCGCTTCGCTCCGCAAGGCTGACGACACTGAAAGTGGTTCAAGCGGCCAAATGGTTTCAAACCCAATGCCAACCTCACCACCTTCTTCTCCAATGAGTTCCCCGCCCGAAATGACTGGCGGCGGTGGCCCATCGCCCGAAGAAATGAGCGCACTTGTTTCAAGCGGCAAGGTCTATGGCAACAGCAAAGAAGCATTGGCTGACTTTGAAATGCGCCTCACCGAACTCGCAACCGACATCACCGCACATATCGGAACTATCGGCCAATCCAAATACACAGACGATCTGGATGGGGACTCCGTTATGGGACACGCCTCTTCACTTATGGCTCTCCGAAGCCAAATAGAAGAAACACGAAACTTCGTTGAAGTCGTGCGACTCAAAGACGCTGGAATGGTGAATCACATGCCCGGAATGGGTATGCCGCCCGACATGAGCGCACCTCCTATGGGTGGACTACAAAACATGCCAGCACCCGGCCCAGCAGGTATGCCGCCCGGCGGAATGCCTATGCCCGGCCCAATGATGGGAGGCATGTGATATGAGCGACAGTGCAGGTGAAGCAACCGCTGATTTGTTGAAAGAAATGGTCGGAGAACTCCGTCAATTGCGACAAAGGGTGGAACAATTAGAAACCGAAAACGCAACACTCTCCAAAGCAGTGGACGACCCCGAAACACTGATGAAAAAAGCAGGATGGCTCAAAGCCGTCACTCCACTATCCGATGAAGTCTATGATCCTCTTAACCGTGAGGCTGGCGACGCACCGTCGTTTGTCAGTGGTTTTGGAACTGAAATGCTCAATAAGGGAATGGACGAACTGAAAGAGTGGCAACAAATGGAAAACTCCATGCCAAGCCACACCAGCCCTTCTTCAATTAAATACAGGTGATCACAATGCAACCAAGATGGCACGAACCCAGCAAAACAGCAGAAGGCGAACTATTACAACATGTTCTTCACTTAGAGCAAATTGTCAAAGCACGAAAAGGGAGCATGTGCAAAGGTGCTATGTGCAAAATGAATTGCATGGACGAAGGCTGTGGCTCCGGCTTGAAAGGCGAGGGCGACAAAGGCAA